CTTCAGGCATCAGAGTATCAATAGCTGTAGCATTAGTGCTAGATATTACAATTTGACCACCTAGATACATACCAGCCGGGTGAACGAAAAGTTTATAAACTTCTCTCCAAACATTAATAGGTATATCTGTTTTAATCAGAATTGCTAGAGTTTGATATAGCTTATCATCAGTCAAATAACGCTGTGATTCAGCACCAATTATTGAAGCTTGTTCTACTACTTGAGAACCATTATCATTTGAAGTCGATATATTATCATCAACAATAGGACCCACTCTGAAAACATTTTCTTTTGTATATACAACTTCTGGATCTGTTCCAAAAAATGCTCTAAAGAATTGCTGAATACTATAACGTGTTCCTTTAGATCTATATAGAATATTAGAAAACTTTGAGGCCTCACGTTTGTTAATAAACCCACCAAAGTAAGCTTGACCTAACAACAACTCGTCTTCAATGTATTGTAAAAGATCTGCATCTACTTGAGCAATATCTCTGTTTTTATACATTTCATTGATTTGTTTACCAGGCTGATCCTCGTCTTCTAAAAACTCATAATACGCTTTAAACAGCTCTATTAGTTTTGGATACTGTTCTAGAAAATGCTCAGGAAGAACACTTTCAATAGATGCCTTTTGCAGGTTAATATCTCTGCGGCGAATATCTGTGTTTGTTTTATCGTAATAAAAAGCCATTAATTAGTCGCTGTCGTTAAAACGCCTCTAGCTGCAGATGTTTCTCTATCGTATTCTAAGATATTGTTTCTAGTTGGTACTAATGCACTTTGATTAGCTGGTGTCACTGAAATTTTTATATAATCTCTACCACCTAAAACTGCTTCAGGTGTAAAATTAGTTAATGTAACTTTACCTGTAGCTGGAGCATAAGATCCAATGTTATCAATAATCACATCGCCAGCTGTAGATTCAATTTGTAATACAGTTGAATTTAGCTTATTTGTAATGATACAATCAATAGCTGTTGCTGAAGTGATACCACTTGATGCTGGTGGTCTATATGAGAATGTAGAACTAGTCACAATTTTTACTGTATCATCAGCAGCTGCAATAGCAGTAGGGAATGTAAAATTATAAGTCGATGTATTACTAATTGTTCTCAGAGCTGTTAAAACACTACTATACGACTGTGATGTTGCATAATCTACAACTATATTAGCCGCTGACTTATAATCATTTGTAGCTAAGAATGTTATAGCTTCATTAAGCGGAGTATCTGGTATAGTAAAGTTTGTAAGATTGTTTATAGTATCAGTAGCAGTTACTGAACTAGGATAGAATCTTTGTTGCATCTTTACATCAGCTCTAGAGGAAAGAATAGCTGGATTAGATTCATCAATAAGTGTCAAAAGATTCGATCTTCTAAATGCTTTATCAAATCCACCAGTGTTTTCGGCAAAATAATCATTTATAATTTGTAATACATTTGATTGAACTGAATTTATTGTTAGTGATGTTAGTCTTGGGTTAAACTGGAAATAGTTTTGAACTTCAACATACGTAATTACTGGATCAGCAAATCTTAGTCTAAAAGATATAATAGCTAGATCTTCTGCGAGTTGTAATATACCTTGTTTTGTATTGGCTTGTGTTAACTCAGTAACATCATCTTCAAAATCTATTGAAACATAAACAGCACCAAATTCTGGATCAATATTATCTTCACCACCCCAAGCTTTAATATCTTTAATAAGTGTTGAGTAATTACGAAGAATAAGAGATGAATAGTCAGCCGCTGTGACCATTCTGTTTTGAGAAGCATATTGGAATGGTGCGTTTTTACGTATTGATTCTAAAGATTCTTTTGTATCACCACCAACAGAATTTGTAACTGTTGTAACAGATAAATTGACTTCTGTTACATTACCTCCAGTAAATGTACTAGATGGCGTAAATACAGTGGCTCCATTAGCTGGTGCACCCTTAGTCGATAAGTAATCAACTACGATTTTACTACCTGCAGAAGGAGCAATACCAAATGTTTCGCCATCACCAAATGAAAGCTCAAAGAATCCGTTTGGAGATTCCTTCAAAATAAAGATTGTTGAGTTTGCATCGATAGTAGTAGCATCGATGATGTTTGTATAAACTGTAGCAGCCGTACTAGTTAAGCTTTCATAGATTGAAACTGTTACAGTATCAGCATCAATGCTTGTGTCTGGAATAACATATGTTGGGTTATCTTCATATTCACCAACTAAGAATGTCTTAGTTCTCTGAGTACCTTCATACAATCTAAGTTCATTTGAACCGTTACTAGTTACAAACTCATAGAATCCTGTTCCATCATCAGTAGCATAAAAATCTTCAATAGTTTGGAATGTGTATGTAATATCATCAACCGAAGATGTAAAGGTTGTTTTTGCTGGTAATTGAATAACCGTATCACGACCTGCTTGTGATGTAGTAAAGCTTACATTAACCACAGCCTGTGAAGCTGTATCAGTATCTGGCACATAACCTAAACCTTCAGCTAATGATACAACAGAACTTCTTAATTGTGCTGTACCTAAATAAGATTCGTTTAAAGCAAAGTTAGCAATCAATGCATTAATATGAGTATTATGCGCTAGCACATCTAAAATATTAGATAAACCAGATGCCTCAAAATTATAATCTCTAAACTCTTCTTTTGCCGCTAAGAAGGTTTTTAGATTGTTTTTTATATTATTAAAATCTAATGCGGATGATCTAATAGTTGTTGCCATGTTATCTCAGCCTTGATACTACTGTTGTAAATACTACGGTTTCTTCTGTACTTACTGTTTGAAATTCAATTGTTAAATCTATTGAATTGTTATCAGGTTTTAGTGAAACCTTAATATCAATTATTCTAGCTCGTGGTTCATATACCTCGACGGTATCTCTTATATTATCGATAATTTCTGTTGGATCTTCTTCATCAACTAATTCAAACAATAATGATCTAATGTTACCACCAAAGAATGGCAAAAAAGGTTTTTCGAAATGATTAGTTTGTACTAAAGTTTTGATGGACTGCTTTACGGCAGCCGCGTCTCTTTTAGTATAAATTTCACCATTAGGCTTAGCAGAAAATAATAGATCTATATCGGTATAGTTCTTGTCTCTACTAGTAAGAATACTACTAGATAGATTTCCGTCTTCCCTAGATAAAACTCTTGTTGTTGCCATGTTTAAAATCTTTTACTTTTATTTATATACGTTATTTGATTAAACAAATTCTGGTGATAATCTTCTAGCCCATCTGTTCCAATAACTAGTGATGTCTATCACATTTCCTTTGTTATCTCTTATTAACTCGCCGACCGGTTTACCAGCCCACATTCTATTGTTGTATCCCCAACCACGGCTTGATCCTAAATCGACATGAAGAATTGTATTACCAAATCCAAAACCTCTGAATCCAGCTTTCATTGCTGACTTTGCTAGTTTTATTTTTTGATAATCTGTCATTCCAGAAATATCGATGTCTAGTGCCCTACCAAAAAAGTGCTGTGATGCCGGAGTGGAAGCTGTTCTACTTGTTCCAGCTTTAGCTAGCGCGTCATTAATATAAAGTCTACCACCATAATATTCTTGCATTTTTGTATATTCGTTTTCAAGCATACTCTTCATATTTTCTAAAGCGCCTGGTCTTAGGTTAGGAGAAGTACCATTTAAAGTGTCAATAATTGGTTTAAACCTTGTAGACAAATTAATACCATATCTCCCACCAGAATCTAATGGAATATTAATGGTACTTTGAACAGATGTAACTGGATATGTTAATGCCTCGACTAATTCAGCATCCGCTAGTTTTTTACCATTATAAAATGTTTCAACCTTTCTATTAAACGTAGCAGAAAAGTCATCTGTTATTTCTGGCATTACTACAATAATCTGTGCGTTTAGATCCTCATTCGGATCAATTTCATCATAGTCTAAAATTAATTTGTCAAAATAAATAGCGTCTTTCCAATATTCAGCTAGGTCAAATGTTTTAGCAGCGTCTATTTTACCTTTGTTATCAATTAATTCATAAACAATCGCCTGTCCCTTTAGCTTTAAGTCATTAATGCTACCAGGTGTTATTTTTTCACTAGGACCAGGTCTGTATACGCCTTCAGCAACTATCAATCGTAAATCTTTAAAATCACCTTTATTTGTTGAAACAGACTTCATGACATATTCAGCATGAGCATATAAATTTCTAGCTAGCTGTTTACGTTGCTCTAAATCACGAATAAAACTAAGATTTGTGGGATCACCCTTTGAACCCATGAATTTTGATATAGAAACACCTTCACTCAACTTAGTTTTAGCTGTAATTTCATTTCTAAAATTAGGATTAAATCTGGGATCTGGCACAAGCTGTACGTTTAAACTTCTAGGCAAGAATAGATTTGCACCATCTGAAGCTCTAGCATTTCCGAAAATTTGTTGTCCAAATTTAGGGGTTGATCCACCAGATACAGTTCTACCTATTCCAACAGGTGTTGGCCTGTTCCAGTTTGGTGATATATTGCCTTCAGCAGTTGCTTGTGAGACAAAGGTTTTATTATTTTGATTTGAAGGGTCTCTTAACTTAGATCTAGCAACAGTTGGTGAGACAGGGGTTGAAGAAATACCATCGTATGCAACCGTCTTATCAATCTGATTCTTAATCCAGTCACCTTCATCAATTTTAATCTTACGAACACCACCATCCCCACGATTTAAATAACCATCAAGCAATGCACCTGTTGGAAGCGCTGTAGCTTTTGTGTCCTCTGCAGTTGTGTCAATTGTATATCCAGCTGCAGAGCCTGTCCCTCCACCTGGATCAGGGTCAGCATAATTTTGTGAGTTAGTTACATCAGAGGTTATTGCTTTTTCTGCAGTACCTTTTAAATCGCCATATACAAGATTAGTTGTAACTGTTTCAGAATAAATTGAATGACCCGTATGCATGTTATAGTTGTACATAATAATGTTTTCACCGCCAATTGTACCTTGGTCTCCAAACACAGATAAATTTTCAGCGGCCAGGTTTACATCAGGAGATGACATATTAAGTTTAGTTTCAGATGTCATAATAGTATTTTCACTTGAAACATAATTAGCTGGTCCTTCAACATTATGACTTAATGTACCTTTGACATTTGTAGATAATCAACCCAAAT